AATCAGATCATCGAGTGGGTGCCTGAGCATTTTAAGATTCCGGATGCGACGATTGGCGCACCAATCACCGTAACGGTTGCTCGGATTAAGAAGCGCGATGATTGTTCGGTAGAGTCTTTTGTTCCGGCCGTTCGGGATGGCAAGGGTGTGGTGCATGAAGCGGTGTCATCCAATCCAAAGTTTGCAGGCCCAGCAGGGCCTGAAGTGGATACGTTTACATACTTGTTGACCGTTCAATCCTCTCCGGCCCCGGGCACAGCTACGTTGATTGCAACGATCAAGTACAAATGCCCAGAGGGTGAAAGAGTTGTAACTTATCCTCGCCACCAAAACCTCACTTTCAACTTGAGGCAGTAAATGGCTCCTCTCCTTGCCGGTATCGTGTCCAGTCTCATCCAGAACAACCTGCCGAAGGTTGCTCAAGCGGTCGTGGACAAGGGTCTGGACTACGTTCAAGAGAAAACCGGCATTGAGTTAAAGCCTGACATGAGCGCCGAAGAGGTTAAAGCTCTTCGTGAATCGGCCATGAAACATGAAGAGTTCATGGTTGAACAGGCCAACAAGAACACGGCAGATGCTCGGGCGATGCAGGTTGCTGCATTGCAGCAGGATGATAAGTTCGCCAAACGGTACGTCCTGTACTTGGCTACCTTCTGGTCGATCACTGCCGTGTCCTACATCTTTCTCATTACCTTCAGCAGCATCCCTGAGACCAATGTTCGGTTTGCAGACACGATCCTTGGTTTTCTTCTTGGTACTGTCGTTGCCACGATCCTAAACTTCTTCCTTGGCTCTAGTGCAAGCAGCAAAGAGAAGACGGAAGTCTTGGCAGCAGAACTTAAAGAGCAGAAGAGGTAAGCATGGCAAAGACGCCAGCATGGCAGCGCAAAGAAGGCAAAAATCCTGCTGGTGGTTTGAATGCCAAAGGCAGGGCCAGCTACAACGCGGCGAACCCGGGCAAGCCGGGTTTAAAGCCGCCACAACCTCAAGGTGGCAAACGTCGAGATTCGTTTTGCGCCCGGATGGAAGGGATGAAGAAGAAGCTGACATCCAAGAAGACAGCCAACGATCCCAACAGCCGAATTAACAAATCATTGCGGGCTTGGAATTGTTAAGGTGTATTGATGGAACTGACGCTATGGAATACAGTATTGACAGTGATGTTAGGACTGTTGTCTTGGGTATTTAAGGAAAAAGCAGCAGAACTAAAACGGCTTGAGATTCTTCTGAATAAAACCCGGGAAGAGGGGGCCAAAGAGTACGTCACCAAAACAGAGGTTCATACCGACATCAATCGGGTTTTAGATCGCTTGGATCGTTTAGAAGCAAAAATTGATGCGTTCATTAAAGACAAGCGTCATGCCGTCAACTAGTCAAAAACAACACAATCTGATGGCTCTGGTCGCCAACGACCCGGCCGCAGCCCAGCGCCTTGGCATCCCACAGAAGGTGGGCAAGGATTTTATGAAGGCCGACAAAGGCCGAACCTTTAAAGAAGGTGGTCCCATGAAAGAGTCGAAAGCAATGGTCGGCAAGGAGTTGGCCTTTATGAAAAAGAAAGGCGCTCCGAAGTCGATGATCAAACATGAAATGGCAGAAGCCAAGGGCATGAAGCATGGCGGTAAAGCCTATGCTGCTGGTGGTATGCCGATGGTAGAAAAAGCGGGGAAACGTGTACCGGCTTTTGCCGCAGACGGTGTTGGCAAAATGAAGCACGGTGGCATGGCCAAAAAAATGATGGGTGGTGGCATGGCATATTCGGCCGGCGGCTACACTCGGGCGGCTGATGGTGTTGCCTCTAAAGGCAAAACCAAAGCCAAGCAAGTCAAGATGGCTTACGGCGGGAAGTGCTGAAATGAGCAACACCGCTTTTCGCAAACCGACTGAACGGGAACAAGCCATACTTGATCGCGGGCGCAAACTGCTCCGCGAAGGCAACATGGCAAGGGATGACTTCCTGTCCAAACTGTCAACGACGTATCGTGCCGGCGCGAACAGAGACATGAAACTCGGCCGAGAAGAGTTGGACAAAGTGCCGTTGCCGGCGCGAAACTATGAAGCCTATCAAAACATGACCTACATGAAGAAAGGTGGGTCAGTTAGCTCGGCATCGAAACGGGCAGATGGTTGCGCTCAACGTGGTAAGACCCAAGGGAAATTCGTATGAAACCCATGATGAAGCCCACCAAAAAACGGCTTAAGTTTAAAGAGGGCGATGCAGTCCCGGGCTTTGATTCGCCGGAACGCAGAGCGCTTTTGGCTCGCGCTAGAGCCTTCGTGGAAGCGCGTGGCGAAGGCAATGACATGTCTCCGGCACAAGAAGCCATGCTGCGCCGGCAAGAAGGGCGTGAGTATGGTTTGCGTGGTGAGGAGCCGCCTCGGGCTGCTTCTCGACCCGTTCCTCGGACCACTCCGGCTGCTGCGGCAGAACAGCCGGCACCCCGTCCGCGTGTTGCTGCCACGGACATGTCCGATGAAGACGCAGGAATTGGTCGGGCGGCACAGGCCGCTAGCATGAGAGAGCGAATGCGCAATGAGGAGCCAGCGGCAAGTCCGCGCCCTATGGCGCGTGTATCTGCGGCCGATATGTCTGATGAAGATGCCAACATTGGGCGCATGGCGCTCCGGAATCGAGCCGCTGGTATGACATCTCCAGACATGTATGACATGGCGCAGTCCTCGGTGCCGGAAATGGAACGTGAGCGTGTGCGCGGTGAGCGTGAAATCCCGCCGGTTACCAGCCCTGAGCAAGCACAAAAACTTGGCCGGTCTATTGGTCAGCGGCTCAGAGAAGAGCTGTTGTCAGGTGGAGCAACGGATGTGCGCAACATGCTGAGCGCATTGGCTCCCGGCGCTGGCCGCATGATGAGCCGTGGCTTTGGTGCCAGCGAAGAAATGACCCGGCGTAGTGAGCTTGGCAAGGCCGTAGATCGGGCAACTGCTCGCCGGCAATCCGCCTCTGAAGCACGGCGTAATCGGGATGTGAACCGTATGGAAGGCGAGAGCATTGGGCCGGTGGTCCCGGCAATGCCGGTCCGTCCGCCGCGCACCAAGCCTAATGCCAAAGGAAACAGCCGGAGCCGTGCGCGTCAGCGTTCTGCCGAGGGCGAAGATCAGTATCTGAACAGTGGGCAGTACAAGAAAGGCGGCATGGCTAAGTTTGCCAAAGGCGGTGCGGTGTCAGCACGGGCTGATGGAATCGCGCAGCGTGGCAAAACCAACTGCAAGATTTATTAAATGAGAGCGTCACGCGGAATGGGGATTATTAACCCCGCCAAGATGCCCCGGGGCAAGGTAATGAAGCGCCGGGACAATACGGACTTCACCATGTACGCTGAAGGCGGCTCGGTGAACGAGGCGGGGAACTACACGAAACCCGAGATGCGTAAGCGCATGTTCAATCAAATCAAGTCTCAGGCGGTTCAAGGCACTGCGGCCGGCCAATGGTCGGCCCGCAAAGCCCAGCTTTTAGCCAAGAAATACAAAGCAGCAGGTGGGGGGTATCGAGATTGAAAGCCCCGCAACAAAGCCTGAAAGACTGGACGGCGCAAAAGTGGAGAACTAAAAGTGGTAAACGATCTTCTGACACGGGTGACAGGTATCTTCCAGAAGCTGCGATCAAAGCTCTTTCCCCCCAAGAATACGCCTCCACAACCAGAGCAAAGCGAACCGGCAAAGCAGCCGGCAAGCAATTCGTAAAACAGCCGAAAGGCATTGCTGCCAAAACCGCAAGGTTTAGATAACCGAGGACTCCATGAATACGATCACCATCACCACAGAAAACGCTCAGATTCTGTTGGATCTTGCCCAAGACATGATTCGCAATCGTATGGCGGTACATCAAGTCACGCCGGAGATTCAGGCTGCTGTGCAAGAACTTGTCAGTGGTTTGGCGGCGGAAGTTGCTGTGGTTGAAGAAGTGGTGGAAGCCGCTCCTGTGGAAGCGCCTGTCGCAGACACTCCTAGCGAGTAATCATGGCCACTTCTGGCACTACAGCATTCAATCTGGATTTTGCAGAACTAGCAGAAGAAGCGTGGGAGCGGGCCGGTCGCGAAATGCGTTCTGGCTACGATTTGCGCACCGCTCGACGGTCAATGAACCTATTGACTATCGAGTTTGCCAATCGCGGCATCAACATGTGGACCATCGAGTCCGGGACACAAGTGCTGACCCCGGGTCAGGCAACTTATACATTGCCCGCTGACACAATTGATCTGTTAGAACACATCATCCGTACTGATGCTGGCAGTCAGTCCAATCAGTTTGACTTGTCAATTTCACGAATTAGCGTGTCTACATACGCAACAATTCCAAACAAATTGTCGCAAGCCAAGCCAATTCAAATTTTTATCGAGCGTCAGCGAGATGCTCCGCAGTTCACGTTGTGGCCGGTGCCGGACAATTCGCAGACGTATACGTTGTACTATTGGCGTCTGCGACGCATTCAAGACGCTGGCACAGGTGCTGACACACAAGACATGCCATTCCGTTTTTTGCCGGCCGTTGCAGCCGGATTGGCATATCACATTGCTTTAAAGACTCCAGATCTGGCAAATCGAGTGCCGATGCTCAAAGAGTCTTATGACGAGCAGTTCAATCTTGCAGCCGGTGAAGATCGCGAGAAAGCATCGTTCCGGTTTGTGCCGCGCTTAGGGCTGCGTGGATGACCAGCAAGTTTGCATCCGGCAAGTGGGCTATTGCGGAATGCGACATATGCGGATTCCGGGTCAAGTTACGCACTCTCAAAGAGATTGTGGTCAAGAACAGCCCGACACAAATTTTGGCGTGTCGGGAATGCTGGAATCCAAGTCATCCACAGCTTCAATTGGGGACGTTTCCAATTGAAGATCCTCAAGCTCTGCGCAATCCACGCCGTGATTTGAGCTATTTGGCGTCGGGATTAAACCCGGACAACTTTCCCAGTGATGGAAGCCGCATGATTCAATGGGGCTGGAATCCGGTGGGCGGTTCAACAAACGACAATTTGACGCCCAATTATCTTAGAATTGATCTAACCCTTGGTTCAGTAACTGTATCGTGAGGTCACCATGAAGAAAGAAGTCGCTAAAGCGGTCCACAAGCATGAAAAAGCCATGCACCCGGGCAAACCGCTTACCAAGCTCGCCAAAGGCGGGGTTACCAGTCTGGCCATGAAGAAGTATGGCCGGAACATGGCTCGGGCTATGAATCAGCGGGGCGGCTAAGATGGCAAAGAACAGCGTTCAAGCCGCACAGGATGCGGCGATGTGCAAAGGTAACGATCCCAACAAACTGACCGCGCCTCAGATGGGCATCTCCGAGCCGATTGCCCGGGTCAGCATGGGAGATCGTGGAGCCGATAAAGTGAAGACAACTGGCATCAAAATGCGTGGCGCTGGCGCGGCTACCAAAGGTGTCATGTCGCGTGGGCCAATGGCGTAAACAATGGCTATCGTTCAGACGCTCACGACTAGCTTTAAAGAAGAGCTGCTCAAGGCTGTACATGATTTTAGTGTAGACACGTTTGTGATGGCGTTATATACAGGCAACGCCAACTTGGGTGCAAGCACAACGGTTTACACTGCAACCAATGAGCTGCCCACAGCTCTTGGATACACTCAGCCCGGTCGAGTAATGACCGGAGTTGGGGTTGTGGTGTCTGGCACCACAGCATATGTGACGTTTGCTAACGTTGTCTGGACATCAGCATCGTTTACAGCGCGAGGCGCATTGATTTACAACTCCAGCAAAGGCAATAAATCTGTAGCGTTGTTGAATTTTGGGGATGACAAGATTTCCAATCCAGTCACCAACACGTTTACAGTACAAATGCCTGTTGCAACAGCAACTACTGCATTGATCCGCATACCATGAACTACACCGAATTAAAGCAAGCGGTTAAAGATACAGTAGAAAATGAGTTTTCAGATTCTATATTGGCAACACTTACGGAACAAGCTGAACAAAAAATTTACAACACGGTTCAGCTTGCTTCGCTTCGCCGCAATCAAACTGCTACGTTGTCTGCCAATAATCCATATTTGTCATGCCCCAGCGATTTTTTGTCTGCGTATTCATTGGCCGTGGTAACGAATGGCACACTATCTAGTGGTACATATTCATATTTACTGAACAAAGATGTGAATTTTATTCGTGAAGCGTATCCAATTAAAAATAGCACCGGGGTGCCAAAGCATTACGCAATCTTTGGACCCGCAACAGAAGACAACAACGAATTAACATTTATTCTTGGACCAACGCCAGATCAAGCGTACCCAGTAGAACTGCACTACTATTATTATCCTGAGTCTATTGTTACTGCTGGTCAAACATGGTTGGGCGACAATTTTGACACTGCTTTGTTGAACGGGGTGTTGATTGAAGCCATTCGTTTTATTAAGGGTGAAGCAGAGCAAGTTAAGCTGTATCAGGCTTTGTATGATCAAGCATTGAGTCTTTTGAAACAGCTTGGTGACGGCAAACAACGAATGGATGCGTATCGGGACGGGCAGGTAAAAATCCCGGTGAAATAAAGGAATGCACAATGTCCCGTAGCCGAGCAAGATTGCTAGACAATGTTTCTGCTTTAATTGTCCGAAATACACATCCTGTAGAGCGTGTTAAAGCGGGTGGCGTGTTTAAAGCAGAATGCTTTGATCGAAACGGGCGTCTTAAATGGACATCAGAATCTAAAAATATCGTGGTAAATGTTGGGTTGCAATATATGGCTGGGTCGGCACTAACAGGCACAACTCAAATTCCCACTTGGTATCTTGGTCTGTATGGAGCGGCAGCGACTAATACGCCCGCTGCTGGCGACACAATGGCATCACATCCGGGCTGGAATGAATTTACTGGCTATAGCAATGCCACGCGGCCCACGGCTGTTTTTGCACCCGCTACGTTAGGTGTGTCTTCATTGGTATCAAATTCTGCTTCTCCTGCGGCATTTACTATCAATATCACAGACGTTGTTGGTGGTGCGTTTCTCACATCTAGCAACGTTAAAGGCGCAACGGCAGGGACGTTATTTTCAGCAGCGCCTTTTGCGTCCCCCGGTGATCGGAACGTAGACTCTGGCGATACGTTAAACGTAACGTATACATTTACTTTAAATGATATGTGATGTTGCTAGACAATGCCGATCATTCTAAAAGACCGCGTTAAGGTCACAACAACAACAACCGGGACCGGGTCGTATGCTCTTGGCGCAGCAGTGGTCGGGTATCAAAGTTTTGCCACAGCAGGTTATGGGTCAGGTAATACGCTTTACTATGCGGTTTCAGATGATACAAATTGGGAAGTAGGGCTTGGCACTTACTCAACAACCGGACCAACGCTTGCCCGTACTACGATTTTAGAGTCGAGCAACGCTGGCGCTGCCGTAAATTGGGGCGCTGGTGTAAAAGAAGTGTTTGTAACATATCCTGCGGAACAGTCGGTTTATGTAGAGGGTTCAGCAATTGTTCCGGCAACCGCAGCGGCGGTTGGAATAGCAAACGGCGGCACGGGCCAAACCACGCAAACCGCCGGATTTGATGCGCTTTCTCCAGCAACCACCAAAGGCGATCTGATTGTTGACAACGGGACAAACAATGTCCGTCTTCCAGTTGGCACAAACAATCATGTATTAACAGCAGATAGCGCACAGGCTGCTGGCATTAAATGGGCAGCGCCATTTTCATCGGCTGTTGATGTTCAGGAATTCAGCACGGTGGGCACTAGCACATGGACAAAACCGGCTGGTGCAAAACTTGTCTATATCATGTTAATTGGCGCTGGTGGCGGCGGTGGTTCGGGACGTAGACGAGTCGGTGCCGCAACAGCCGAAATCGCTTATGGTGGCGGCGGCGGCGGTGCGGGCGGTCGGGTGGAGTATTGGGTTCAAGCGTCCGATTTTGGCGCGACTGTGACGGTTACTATTGGCGACGGTGGTGCAGGAGGCCTATCTCCCGCCACAAACGGAACTAATGGAAACCCCGGCAGCGACGGTGGCGCGACATCGTTTGGTTCGTATCCAACTGCGCCGGGTAATGGCGGACATGGTGGTTCAACGGCTGCTGATGCCAGCACGACAGCGGGAGCGCAAGGCGCTGGCACATATACAATGCAGCGCACAAATCAAACGATTACCATCTTCCCCTATCCGGGCGCGGGACGCGCTTCAGCGAATGCCGCTTCTCCAGCCGGATATACCGGCGGTTATGGCCCCGGTGGTGGAGGTGCTGGTGCCACATTTGCGTCAGCAAGTTCTACAGCCCGTGATGGCGGTGCTGGGGGTGTAGGCGGCGGTCTGTATGCCTTAGCAACGCAATCTGGTGGTGGTGGAGCGGGTGGCGTTACTACAGGTCCAGCAGCCGGACAAGGCGGCGGCACCCCGACAAATAAGTTTTTTGGCGGGGACGGTGGTGGCGGCGGCGCTACTGTCACTGGCGGCGTGGGAAATCAAGGTGGGGCGGGCGGGTTCCCGGGTGGTGGGGGGGGTGGTGGCAGCGCATCGTATGGCGTTGCCAGCGGGGCTGGAGGACAGGGCGGACGCGGTTTTGTCCGAGTGGTAACCTTCTTATAGAAGGCCTTCATGCCTAAGCAATTTTTACTCAACCCAGACGGTTCTATCCCTCCGAATACCAACTTAGAAGTGTTGCAGGCGGAAGGTATCCCGCTTGTAGTGCCTACAACGCCTCCTTATGCAGCCGGTATGGTTGCGGTGGAACAAGATCCTGTAAAGGATGCCAACGGTGTTTGGCATCAAGTTTGGACGCTAGAACCTGCGCCGCTTGCGCCTGAGCCAGTGGCCACAGACACCATTGAAGACCCGTTGCTGACGCTAACAGACGCGCAAAAAATGGCGTTAATAGCGTTGTTGTCTAAAGCCTGACCATGTTTGGTTTTGGATCATTTGGCGAAGTTCCGTTTGCCAGCCTCCCATTTACTGTTCGGACATACGATGTATTTGTAAGTGAAGCAGCCGGAGCTTTTCAGCAGCTTCCCAGTCGTGTTGTAACCAAAAGCGTGGAGTTGGCGGAAAGCGCGGGCGGGCTGGTCAGTTTGTCCGTAAGCGGCAGCTTTAGTGTAACAATCAACGAAACGGCAGCAGCATCAGGCGTACCTGCGGCAACATACTTTTGGAATTTGATTGATGACAGCCAAGGCGCAGCGTGGCAAAGTGTCAATAATGCACAAGGTTCAGGGTGGGCTGAGGTTAACGACAATCAAGGGGCAAGCTGGCAAAGTGTAAACACAGCGCAAAACGCGGTGTGGGCGGCGGTTGCTAACAACCAAGTCGCCACATGGCAAAGCGTTAACAATACGCAATCTGCGGCGTGGACAGCAGAAGATGCAAGTCAGGGCGCTACATGGCAAAATGTAAACAACTCACAAGGCTCGCCGTGGACCGTTGTTAACGACAGCCAAGGTTCGACATGGCAGAACGTCAATAATTCTCAGAGTTCTGCGTGGACGGATGCAAACAATACTCAGGGGCCATTTTGGACTCCTGTCCTTCAGTAAGGTGATGTATGCCAAGCTCTTGGTCCCCAAACCTAAAAATTGAGTTGTTGGCTGATGCCACCACAAACTGGGGCGTAACAACCAACAACAATTTTCAGTGGGCGTTTGAAGAAAGCATCACCGGCATGGGTTCGGCTGTTTTCCCGTCTGATGCCAACCTGACAACTTTTGCTTCATCGTACTCCGACTCCAACACCTCTCAGCAGCAGCGTAATCTGGTCATTATTGTGACCAGCTCAGTATCATTGACTGCCACCAGAGAGTTCATTGTTCCGACGATTGAGAAGCAGTACATCATCGTCAACAGCACGACCGGCGGGCAAAGCATTCTTGTCAAAACGTCGGCTGGCACGGGCGTTACGGTTCCAAATGGTCGCCGCGCTCATCTGTTTGTAGACGGCACCAATGTCGTCCAGATGGTCGATTGGTTTACTAATCTGGTGCTGGCGTCACCGTCAATGACCGATGCCACGGTGACCCGAGCAACGTTTACAGGCAATGCACAGACCACGCCTGTCGCCGTTTCTTATGCAGCCTCGATCACGGTCAATTGCCAGCTTTCCAACGTCTTTACGACTACGCTGACGGGCAACATCACAACTGTCACGTTAAGCAACCCACAGGATGGGCAGACTATCAATTGGTTCCTGACTCAGGATGCCACGGGCGGTCGGACCATTACATGGCCAGCAAGTTTTCGATGGCCCACGGGCGTTAGTCGCACGTTGTCCACCACAGGCAATTCAGTGGATATGATGATAGCCACATATCGAACATCGGTCGGATTGTGGTATGCAACATTGCTCAAAGGGTTTGTTGTATGAGCTTTGCCGCTCGACAACTTGCCACAGTAGCAGGTTTTTTTGACATTGCTGTGGCGCACGACACCAGCCCGTATGTCAGTGTTTACAAATGGGACAACGGGTTTAGTACGAAATACTCCAACCCCACGCCAGCGATACCTAGCAATGCAACATCTGTCGAGTTTTCCAACAGTAGACAGTATATTGCGATTGGTTACACTAGCAACCCATATGTGTCGGTGTATAGCTGGAGCAATGGTTTTGGTAGTAAGTTTGCTGACCCCGGTACGCAACCGGGGAACAATGTAGAAGGCTTGGCGTTCGCAAGCAATTCGACGTTTTTAGCTACGGTTCACAATGACAGCGGCGGGATTCCAATTACCGTATACGGATGGAGCGGAGCAGGTTTTGGCACCGCATACACATCGACGGCAGCACCCGGAGATGGTAGAGGGGTGGTGTTCGGCAGCAGCAATGCTGTGCTGTTTATGGCTACCACGACGTCCCCACGCATTGCTGCGTGGGCATGGAGCGGCAGTGGTTTTGGCGCTTTGTATAGCAATCCGTCTACGTTGCCAACAGGTGATGGCGCTGCTGTTGCGGTTTCTCCAGCCAGTGATTATGTTGCGGTAGCGCATTCTACATCGCCGTTTTTTTCGGTATATCCGTGGAATATCAGTACCGGATTTGGCACTCGTTTAACCCCACCTTCGGTTAATCCGGTTCCAAATACAGGCAATGCAATTGATTTTCACCCGACACAATCTGTGATTGCCATTGCGCATAACAACAGCCCATATATAACCATATATTCATTTACTCCCACAACATGGTCAAAGTTTTCTAACCCGGCGACATTGCCTCCAACAACTGGTCGCGGAGTAAAATTTTCTCCTGATGGACAAAATGTTGCGGTCACTAATAATAATTTATCGCCATACATTTCTGTGTATCCGTGGTCTGCGAGTGGGTTTGGAACAAAATATTCCAATCCTGCTACAGCAATTCCCAACTCGGCTTATGGAATTTCATGGGGTAACTAATGACATCAGAACAACTGCAAGAAGCAATTAGCTTTCGTCAAACCGAAATCAGTAATTATCAAGTCAATATTGATAATTATGGTGCCATGATCAACATGTTACCGGCGGTATGTCCAGATCACTTGAAACAGTTTGTTAATGAAGACATCAAGTCTCTAACAAACGCTCTGACATTTGAAGACATTCAGTTGCTGTCGGACTTTAAATTTCGCAAACAACTAGAACAGGCTTTGATTACGGAAAAACTTGAGCAACGCAAATCACAGCTTGTACTGCAAGCATTAACAATGCGAAATGCTTAAAAAAGTAACTTTTAAACCGGGTGTAAATCAAGAAAACACCCGGTATTACAACGAACAACGCTGGTGGTCTTGTGACAAGGTGCGTTTTCGTCAGGGGACGCCTGAAAAAATTGGCGGGTGGATTCGCTCATCCCCTGCCACTTTTTTAGGTATTTGCCGTTCGCTTTGGGCATGGTCTACGCTTGCGGGAAGTAAATACATTGGGGTTGGCACGACCAAAAAGTTTTACATCACTGATAGCTATAGCTACTACGACATCACACCGCTCAGGGAAACCACACCGGCTGGTGCCGTGACTTTTTCAGCGGTCACAATCGCCCCGTTCAGTTCAACAGTTACAGTCAACGATACGAGTCACGGCGCATCAGCCGGTGACTTTGTCACGTTTAGTGGCGCAGTTGGCTTGGGCGGAAACATCACAGCAGCCGTGCTGAATCAGAACTATGAAATTGCGTCGATCATCAACGCAAACTCATATACCATCATTGCCAAAAATCCCACCACAGGCGCGGCGGTTACATCCAATGCGTCCGACACCGGCACGGGTGGTGCTGCTGTAGTTGGGGCGTATGAAATTCCTGTGGGAGCCGAAATATCCACGCCCGGATTTGGTTGGGGCGGAGGCGGTTGGGGATTAGGCGGCTGGGGAACCGGCGGCGGCGCTGGGGTGCCTATTAGATTATGGTCTCAGCAAAACTGGGGCGAAGACTTGGTGTTTAACTACCGTGGTGTAGGCATCTATTACTGGGATGCCACCACTGGAGTAGCTGTGCGTGGTGTAAACATCACTGCTTTGGCGGGATCGTCAAACGCGCCAACCGTTTGCAATGTGGTGGTTGTGTCAGACATCAATCGCTTTACATTCGCTCTTGGGTGTAATGAGTTGGGTGGCAGCACGTTAGATCCAATGCTGATTCGTTGGTGTGATCAAGAAGACATTACGAATTGGACGCCCTCTGCCACCAATCAGGCAGGTGATTTGAGGCTGTCTAGAGGATCAAGGATTATTGCCGGAATACAAGCTCGGCAAGAGTTGTTGATCTGGACGGATGTATCGCTTTACTCATTGCAGTATCTACAAGCCCCGCTTGGGTGGGGCGCACAGTTGGTTGGCGAGAACATTTCGTTGGTTGGTCAAAATGCTGTGGCTTATTCCAATGGCGTTGCTTATTGGATGGGCTTTGACAAGTTCTATCGCTACAACGGCAATACCACCACGCTGGACTGTGATCTGCGAAATTATGTGTTTAGCGACTTTAACTATGCTCAGATGGAGCAAGTGTGCGCTGGCACCAATGAACAGTTCAATGAAATATGGTGGTTTTACTGTTCAGCCAATTCCACGCAAATTGATCGTTATGTGGTTTGGAACTATGTAGAAGAAGCGTGGACCTACGGCACAATGGGCAGGACTGCATGGTTAGATGCGGGCATCGTGCAACATCCAATCGCTACCACCTACATCAACAATATCGTTCAACATGAAGTGGGGGTTGATGATGTAGCCAATGGCACTCCGGTGCCAATTGCCGCATACATCGAATCAGGCGAGTACGACATTGGAGATGGTGATTCATTTCTGTTTTGTCGGCGCATCCTGCCTGATGTGACCTTTCGGCGCTCCGAAGTTGCCACTCCATCTGGTTTGCTAACCATTTATCCTTTAAAGAACTCGGGGTCGGGCGTTAGTTCTCCTGCGTCTGTTGGCGGCAGCAATGCTGGCACGGTCGAACGTAGTGTGGCTATGTCGGTCGATCAATTTACTGGGCAGTTCTATGTCAGGCTGCGGATGCGGCAATTGCGTATGCGTTTTGAAAGCAACACGCTGGGGGTTGCGTGGCAGAT